GGGGGCGACGAGCAGGCCGCTCGGCCGGCCCCCCTTGGCAAAGAATTCCGTGCTGCTGCTTTGGATGGTGTTCGCCTCGAGCGCCGCGGCCCCGCACGCATAGAGCGGCGACAGCCCGACCAGCGGATGGAACGCACAATTCCAGCGGTCGTGGATGATTTCGCGCGCCGGGACGCCGAGCTCGCCCTGCGGCACGCCGGCCAGGTCGTGCGCCTGGAGCTGGTAATACACGCTGCCATCCGGCGCCACGAGGACCGTCACGCGCGTCGGATCGAGCACGTAGAGCGCCGTCACCACGCCGCGCGCGTCGCGGTCTTTCAGGACGTAGGTATTGCCATAGAGCAGTTTGGAAAACATCCACTGCTCGAGGAACTGCCCGATGGTCTGATAGCGATTGGGCTTGCGCAACACCGGCGAGAAGGCCGGGCTCGTCGTCTCGGTCCAAATGCCGGCGGCATCCAGGGCGACGAGCCGTAGGGGCGTCTTGGCGACATCGCCGGCGATGAGCGAAACGCAGCGGAAGACCGTCGGGTTCGACAGCGCGGTGTCGACCTGGATCTCCTGATTGGTCTGCCACGCCCCCGTGAACGGCTCACGGACGGTGATCGGCAACCAGGCACTGCTCCCGACCGGCCGCGCCGTCGCGAAGCCGAGCCGGGATCGGATCGTGCTGAACAGACCCACGAACCGCCCTTACTTCTTGACGCCGTTGTCCGTGGTCGACACGCCCGTCGGGGCCGGCCAGGCCGCGGCGGTCAGATATTTCACGGCGTTCGCGTTCGCCTTGTTCCAATTGATGAACCGCTCGGCGCGGAGGCCGACCGAGTTGGTCTGCCAGAGCGACACGTACACCGTGGTCGCGTCCGACGGCGACATCGGCGCGCTGTCCATCTGCAGCGAGGCTTCCTGCGAGGCGTCGATCGTCACGCCGCCATCGTCGGCGTACAGAATCAGCGAGGGCTGCAGCGCAATCACGTTCCCGCCGGCGGCCTGGCTCGTGATGAACGTGAGGCCTTTGTAGGTGCCGCCGTTGATCGAGAGACCGGGGTACTGCGGCGAGCCGTCGAGATTGCTGCGGAACGAGAGCGACAGCGCGTTCGCCGCGGACATGATGAACGTGACGCCGTCGACCGCGATGTTGTTCGCGGCGAAATGGCTGATCAGGCCCATGATGTCGGCCATGGGATTGGTCGTCGCGGCGGCGGTCGGGGCCCCGTTGGTGATCGACGCCGGGTTCACGCCGGCAACGGCGGCGACGGCCGGATCGATGAACTGCGCGTCGAGGAATTGCGCGATCCCCGCGATCATGTCGGCCCGCACGAGCGCTTCGGCGCTCGGATTCGAGAGCTTGATCAGCTCCTGCGTCAGCACGATGATGCCGGCCGCTTTCGTGATGCTGAGCGACGTGGACGAGAACGCCAGCTTCGTGACCGGCTTTGGTTTGGCCTCTCCGACCCAGCCATACGTGCCGCCGGCCGTCTGCGCCGGCACTTTCGTGTTGAAGGGCACGTTCCGCAGCCCGGGAATCTTGCCCAGGATCGTGGCCGGCCGCAGGAGTTCGATGAATTCGTTCGCGATGTTCTGATTGACGAGCGGGCCGGCCCAGGTCGCATCGGTGACGGTGCCGGGCGCAATCGCCGCTTTCAGGTACAGCGCGACTTCCGGGGTCGAGTCGTCCCAGCGCTTCGCGTACTCGACGGCATCGCGGAGATTGCCGTTGCACACCAGCTTCGCGCAGGCGGCGCGGACGAAGGCGGTCCCGGGGGGCACATTTGGCCGCACCGAGATCACCGGCAGCGTGGGCGTGCGCAGCGCCGGTGTCGGCGGCACCGCGGTCGCGGTGGTGATCTGCAGGCGCTCCATCTCGCGCCAGCGCGCCAGGTCGGCGTCGATGCTCTTGACCTGTACGGTCAGGCCATCGTGCTCTTCAGCCGGTTCGGGCTCGAGCGTCGAGCCGTCGCCGGCGGCGACTTCCATGATTTCGGTCATCCGCGCGGCCAGCGCCGCCCGCTTGTTTTCCAGGTTCTGGATGTGTTCGGCGGTGGTCTGCTTCATGGCGAGCGTCTCCTGCCTGCGCGGCATGGCTAGCGATTTAACGGTGCGAATGGTGGCCTGGGCGTTGGCCGGAATGGTGACTAACGAGACTTCGAGGATTTCGGTCTTGGTCAACTTGCGGGCGCCGGTTTTCAGATACTCCACGCCGCCCTCGAGGATGCGATGGCCGATCGACACGCCGGTCATGACGCCGGCCTTGATCGAATGCCAGGCCTCGTCGACGCGATCCTTGAAGCGGCCGGGCTCGTCGACGATCGGAATCGACGCCTCGAAGGCAATGCCTTCGGCGGTCCGCGTCAGCGTGACGCGGCCGATCGGCTGCTGGGTGTCGTGATGAAAGAGCAGCGGGAGCGGATTGCGGAAGCGGACGCCGGCCGGGTCGACGATGTCGCCCTGGCGATCGAGCTCCGGGGTCGAGGCCAGGCCGGAAAAGGTCCGGCGGGCCGGCTCGACGGCCTTGATGTCGAGCAGCGAATAGGCGCGCTCCATGGATGAAGCGCCACCATATCTTGGGGGTTGACTAACGCCTATTTTTGGGATGCGAAATGCCGCGATCGAGCATTCGGCGAATCCATTCCGCCATCGTCATCCGCGCCGCGTCGGCCTCGCGCTGCGTGGCGTCGAACTGCTTGGACGGCAGCCGAATGGAGACTTGCACGGTCGGATCGTCGGCGGCGAGCGGCGGACGGCCGGGCCGCTTCATCCGAACACCACCATCGGATAATCCGGCACCGGCGTCCGCGCATGGCGGTCCAGGACATCGACCGCCATGATCAATGCAACGACGGCATCAATCCGCTCGGTGGATTTGACTTTCGACGGTTTGAGGTTCCCAGCGGCATCTTGTTCCACCGCAACGTTGCTCACGCACCAGCGCAGCACCGGATCGCCATCGTGCCGTAACCGGTTGGAGAGAATCGCCTCCTGCAGCGATTTTGTCCCGGCGGCGAGTCCCGCGAAGGTCTGCCGGATGGGCACCAGCGTAAACCCATCCCCTTCGAGTTGTTTGACGAAATCCAGGGCGTTCCAGGGATCGTAGGCGATGATCTTGAGGTCGAATGCGCTCGCCCACTCGAGCAAGACCTGGCGAATGTACTCCTTCCCCACCGTCTCGCCTGGCGTCGCCGTGATCACGCCGGTGCGCGCCCATTCCTCGTAGGGCACCCGGTCGCGCAGACTCCGCACGCGAATCCGCTCCTGCGGGACGAACGACCGGCTGATCACATCGAACCCCGTCTCATCGGGCAGGACGCCCGTAATCGATGTCAGGTCCTGGGTGGCACTCAAGTCGAGGCCGACATAGAGTGTGCGGCGGGTACCGTTCGTCGTTCCTAGGGCGTCCTGGCGCGCCAGACAGGCATCCCAGGCCGGGAGTTGAAGCCATCGGGAAGCCTGCTCCGTCCATTGGTTGAGGTAGAGCCGGCGAAACGTATTCTCCTGGGCCGGAATCTCGCGCGCCCGACGACACGCAATCTGCATCTCCTCGAGGCTGCGAAAATCGCCGAGCGCGGGGTTGGCCTTCCGCCACACCCGCTGACTCGTCCAGTCGGCGTCGTCCGGCGCTTCGTACAGAATCGGCAGAAACGTCGGATCGATCGCCGGGTGCTCCGCGACCTTCTTCGCGTGCGCGTAGAGCTCCCAGAGGATCGAATGGCGGTCGAACCCGGCCGTCGAAATCACCAACATCAGCGGCTGAGACCGCGCCCCCATCGAGGTCGAGAGCACGTCATACAGCCGCCGGTCCGGCGCGGCGTGGAGCTCGTCGTAAATCACCATCGACGCATTGAACCCGTGTTTGCTGTACGCCTCGGCCGAAATCGCCCGGTAGAACGACCCGCTCGGCCGGTGGACGATGCGCTTTGTCGAATCGACGAGGTCACAGCGCGTCAGCAAGTCTGCCGAATTGCGCACCATCTGCGCGGCGACGCCGAACACCAGACCGGCCTGGTCCTTATCGGCCGCCGCGCTGTAGACCTCGGCGCCCATCTCGCCATCCGCCAGCAGCCCGTACAGCGCAATCGCCGCCGCGAGCTCCGTCTTGCCGTTCTTGCGCGGCAGCATCAGCAGGCACGTCCGGTACTGCCGGAGCCCATCTGGCCGTTTCTTGAAGAGCTTCCGCAACAGCCGGATCTGCCAGGGGCGCAGATTGAACGGCTGGCCGCCAAACGTCCCCTTCGCGTGCGTCAGGCTGTTGATAAACGCAATCGGTTCGACCGGCGTCGGGGGAATCAACCCCTCGAGCACCAGGGGTTCCTGGGGGTCCAGGGGCCGGAGGCCAGGGTTTCCCCGCAGGATCTTTAGGGCTTTCGGGATAGGTTTCCGACCCGACCGTTTATTGCCCAATTTCCCTTAACTTTCGCGAAAACCTGTCTGTCGCCCGGCACGGGTCTGAGAGGGTCTGGATGTCAAACTTACACCCTCCCCCCATCGTCCCTCTTGGTTGGCATCGGTGTATCTCCATCGATGTATCCGTGATCGCTCTTGAGCCGCCCACACCGCCAGCAGATCGGCCCCGCTTTGTGCTGCACGTAATCCGAGCAGGCCTGTTCAGTCACGGGATGTCCACTCCCCTCTGCTACTCGAACGTTTCAGGCGTCTCGCACATCCAGTCGATAGACAACTTGACGCAGCACGCAACGACGACGAACAGCACAGTCGCCTTGTCGCCGTTACTGATCAGGGCGAAGGCAACCACAATGCTCACGGCAGCAGGTAAGCCGCGCAGGAGACGGAGCGCGTCTGTGGGATCAGTCATCGCCGTGTCTCGGCTTCCTTGTCGAACAACATTCGCTGTCGCTGAAATCGGTGCCACGTTTCGCTAACAATGCCGCTGCCAGGAAACAGATCAACCAGTTCGTCTGTCGATTGCAGGCCGAGCAGATCGAACAACCACCAACAGAAGCCTTCCGGCTTCGCACCAGTCAGCCCTTTCTGGAGCGTGATTTCGCAGCTCACCCAATCGCGCACCGTCAATTCCTCACGGCTGCGATCCGTGCGTCCACCGCGCCAGATGACCGGCTCCCACGCATACGCAGGATTGACATTCGGCTTGAACACCGCGAACGGCTTCACCCACGCCGCGATTCGCACGTCACTAGGACAGAATCCGAGTATCGTTTTCAGCGAAGGCACCGACAGCGAGAGCGCCCACCCGTCAGGAAACTCCACCATCAGGCGCGTCAATAAGGCCGCGTGCGTCAATGGACTATCCCAATAGCGGCCATCGTCGCCGTGTTCATGGCCGTAGCGCGAGCAACAGCCGAGATATGGTGGGTCCGCATACGCAATCCTCATGCTGACCGACCCGTAAACGAGCACGCGCCGGAGGCATGGCACTCGCACGCGCACTCGCTGCCTTCGGAGTGGTCACAGCAAAGGCATTCGCAGCCCTGCCGATGGTTCGGTTGCCAACCGTAGGACAGGTCGGTCGTCGCTGCTCGCTGCTGCAGCCCTTGATCTGGTCGCTCGTCTAGACGAGTCCCACGGCTGGCAGCTGCCGCAACAGGGCACCCGCCAACGTGCGGATGCGTAGACGGTGATTCTGGACGCGCACCACACGGACAATGCCGCTCGATTTGCTCCAGCAGGGCGCGGAGTTCGTCTCGGAGGTTCATCGGCTCGTCTCCTGGGCGGCGATCTGCTGTTCCCGATGTGCCTTCCATGCGGCCACGAGGTCATGGAGCGCGTCGATTGTTCCCATGTCTAACGCGGTGTCTGGCGACTTGTCCCATTTGGTGAAGCACGCCACCACGTCGGCTATCGCCACATCGAGAGCCGTCACGGCTTGCGGCTGTTCGATCCCTTGTCGCCGCATCAGTTCGGCCCGCAAGCGCCCGACTTCTTCCACATACTGGGCGTTCTCGATTCTCAGATCTTCCGACCGTTGATCTGCCCATCGAATCCGGTCGTTCAGGTGGCGGCGATTCTCCGCCAAATACCGCAGGCTGGCCGCGTTTACATCCACGAACGAAGCCCCTGACGCAGATGCTTTTCTGAGCAACCCCCGCACATAACGCAAGTGCGCCGCCAAATCAGCGTCTGATGGTTCCTGCTGACGGAGCGCGTCTGTGGGATCAGTCATAGAGTTCTCGCATCAGAAACACGCGGGCTTTCGGGGCTGCGTCTGCCGCCGTCACGCGATGGATGATTGCCGGACGTGCCCACCGTCGCTGGAACCGCTTCCACTCCGGGGACGGACGCCACTTCTCCTGACTCGGCTTGTCTGGTTGCCAGAGCATCGCCATCGGCGTCAGGCCAATCCCGATCATCTGATTCAGCCGGGCCTCGGCTTGCGTGAAGGTGTCCATCGGATACCCGATGAGCACGTAGCAGCGCAGCCGATGTGATGCCGCCGTGAATCCCGCCGCGAGCATCCGACGTGCCGCCGACTCCAGTGTCTCGAATGCATCGCCAGGATCGTAGGCCCAGAACATATTGGGCCGAGGCTGAAGGCTCGCCAGCAAATCGACCTGATAGTCCTGAAGGGCGAGGGCTTCCAGTCCTCCGGTAAATTCGATCTGCCGACCTTGCCGCTTCAGCATGTCGAACACGGCGCGGACGTGCCACTCGGGACAGGCGAGCAGGTTGTCATCGAGCACGTTCCAGCCGTCGTAAATCGGCATCGGGTTCGCTTCGGGCCATTTCTTCCAGACGCCACAGAACCAGCAGCGACGAGGGCATCCGCGCGACGTGATCGTGTAGCCAGGCTTGATGTAACGGCCAGGAATAAACTCCAGGCTGTCGTCGTCGTAGGCGACTCCACCGATCTTGACCGGCGCGATCCGCGCCCACTTCTCAGCCAGCCGTTCGGCAATCAGCTTGTCGTAGCTGAACGTGACCGACACATGGACTTCCTCGGCCTCGGACTGCTCCGCATACAGATCCGGCTCGCCCACGTAGGCGAGGGCATCGTTCGGCGTGGCCTTCGTCCGACGCGGGAATACTCGAATCAGACGCATTGCGCGGCCTGTTCAGTCACGGGATGTCCACTCCCCTCTGATCACGGCGCGATAGGTAGACCGGCCGCCGCCGCTCGCGTGTAGCGGCATAGTCCGCTTGCCAGTGTTCCGCGAGCGGTGCCCGCCCGAAGCCGGTGATCACTTCGGCGCCGCACGTCGGGCACGCCCAGAGGTCGGCCGACCAGAGTTTGTAGGGCGCACCGTCGTCGAGGCATTCCTCCACGGTCACGCTGTTGCGCTTCACGCGCATGAAGCAGCCGCACTGACAGAGGACCATGTAGGTCAATCCCCGTCGCGCTCGGCGCAGGCGCAGTGCCAATGTTCCTGCCCGGGTTGCTGAATGAAGATCGCCCAGGCCTTGAGCGCGAACAGCACCGCGGCCTCCTCGTCGTCGGGATAGCGGGTGGATCCGGTCTCGCGGAGCGCCACCCACGTCACGGTCAGATCCTGCCGCCGTAAACGCCGATGCCACCACGCGCGCCACCAGGGGCAGGACGGGCCGCTAGGTCCCACGAGCGCCGCGCATCATTGCGGTTCCCCGTGGTGCCCGTGGCGCAATTGGAATTGCAGCGCGTCGAGGGTTTCGCGTTGCACGGTCCCCTGCAGCTCGACGAAGGCCGAGACGATCGTGAGGATCGCCTCCCGCGGATCGTCGCGCGTCACGATCGCCATGTACAAGACGATCGCCCGCTGCTGCAGATCCTCGAACGTCTGACTCACGCGCCGGCGCCGGGAATGTACTGCGCGTCACGCCGCGCGCGGTCTTCGTCGGTGATCAGCGCAATGAGCTCCTGCGCGGCGTGTCGCGAGACGCCGACCCGGTCGGCCACGTAGTCGACCTGAGTGGCGCCGTGGCGTACCCCTTCGAAGTGGCCGTACAGACTGGCCGCATATTCCTCGAGGGCGACGCGGACCTTGGCGAGAAAGGCGGGCGGCGGTTTCGGTGTCATCGGTGCGGGTCCCCTTTCTGTCAGGGCCGAAGCGGCCAATTGACCACGAGCATCGCCAGCGCCAGGACGACGACGGCGACCCAGAGCGGCGCGCGCCCGATGCCGGCGGCAATCGCCAGCGCCAGGGCGATCAGGATCAACAGGTTCGTCAGCGTGATCATACGTGGCTCCCATCCGGTCGGCGCGCGCCGTTGCCGTAGCCTTTCGGTGGAACAGGGCCGGGTGTGGCGAGTGTCTCGTAGCCTTTCAGGTCGCCGTGGAGTTCGTCCGCGATGTTGCCGTCGCCGTCCCGTTGGTTGTTGAACTGCAATTGCGCGACGACTTCGAACGCGAACCAGTCGAACCGCTGCGAGAGTCCCCACGGGCCGCCGGGACCACACCGCACGGACACGTCATTGCCGCGGGCCTGCAGCATGCCGGCGCTCCACGGTTCGTTCGGGCCGTTGGTCGTCGTGACGTACTGGTAGAGCAAGCGCCGCACGCCGACCGCGAAATTCTTCTCCCAGAAGTCGACCGAATGATCCGAGCCGTCCGGCCCGAAGTCGGCATACGCCTGCTGCAGATGAATGCACCAGCGCACGCCGGGCGCGCGGGTCGCGTCGTGATCGATCACCGCGCGATACTGCGCCGGCGACATCCAGAGCGACGCCTCCCACGCATGGGCCGCCCACGGAATCCCGTCGATCGCGAGCAGCGCATCGACGACGGCATCGCAGTTCGTCACGTCGTTCGGATCATCGTAGTACTTCGAGCGCAAGAAATGCGCGGGCACGAGTCCGGCATCTTGCACGCGCTTCGTGTCATCGACGTACTGCGCGATCGTGCGGCCGCTCGCCGCGCGCTCGTCCGGCCACGAGCGCCAGAACTGCCGATAGCCCGCCTGGCCGTAGGCCGTCAGGATGCGCTGCTGCCAGTCGGGCGGATAGCGTTCGAAGAGGTACGTCAGCACGCGGGACTGCGCGGCGCCGCCGGCCCCACCAGGAATCGCCGGCAAGCCCTCGAGCGTCAGCGACCAGAGACTCGCCCGCAGATAGTCGGGATCCTCAAGCGGCGGAATCGTCCCGTTCAGCGTGGTGTGCACGGGCAGCGACGCGCCGGTCTCGTGATCGATGCTATCGGGATCGAACGGCGGCAGCGGCGCCCGCGCGACCGGGACGGGAATCTCCGGCGGCATGGCCAGACGACGCCCGAGCACCCCGCCCGGCCGCGCGGTATCGATCGCGGGCGTCACGGCTCCACCAGAAACACGCTGACGGTGTACGCCTGGCCTTCCGGGTACATCGTGCGATCCGCCACCACGACACCCGCGTGCGGCGTCGCAAAGCGAGCCGGCGGCGGGCGGAAGGTTTCCTGATCGAGCACCACGTCGTGCTCGGCATCGGTCCCGTCGTGCAGGACCGTCAGAAATTTCCCGTTCGGTTTCTGAATCGCGACGTTCTCCCCGCTCTCGACGAGCAAGCCCGGCAGCACGAAGTCGGGATTGATCACCCGCATGGCGGGGGTCTGATAAAAGCAGTGCTGTTCCATTGGTTCGTCCCTTTCGTGAGGTCATTCACCCCGCGTCGTTTTCCGCGTATGGCAGGCGGCACACAACCCCTGTAGATTCCCGCGATCCCAAAAGCGGCCCGCATCCCCCTCGTGCTTCACGATGTGATCGACCTGCAGCTGACGCTGCACCTGGCCGCACTCGGCGCACTGATACGCCTGTTCGAGCAGGACGCGCGCGCGCAGGCGCCGCCAGCGCATCGTGTCGTACCACTTCCGCGCCTCGAGGTTCGGCCGCGCGTGCTCGCGCTGGACGGCATGGGCGGCACACCGCCCGCGGGACACGAGAACCGAACAGCCGGGCTGGGCGCAGTACTGCATGGGTTTCAACAAGGCGCGCAACACCTCCAAGCGGGTCCGCTCGGCGCGCGCGAAGACCAGCGGCCCGATCGCAATCATAGCGACCTCAGCCAAATCAGCAGGCCGAGCAGGACGGCCACCGCCAGCGCGACCGCCAGCGCCGTGCCGACGAAGACGACCGCCGTCCAGGCCAGCAGCCCCCACCCCGACGAGCGCCGCGCGACTTTCACCGGATCCATTCGATGATCGGCTCCTTCGCCCGGTCTGGCCAGCGCCAGATTTCCTTCGTGGCCCAGACCGGCAGAGGCAGACTTTGAATCTGCTCGCGCTCGATGCCTGAGCAGTATTGCGTGCCGGCCTTCACCTGGATGCAGCGGAGGTCGCCGAAGCCGATGGCCACCAGGTCGAAGATCCCGAGGCTGCCGCCGGCCTTCAGGCAGTAGTACCCCGCCGCCTGGAGCACGACCCGGGTGCGGCGCTCGGCGCGGGCGCCTTTAGCCTTGGGGTTCTTGAGTCTCATGCCCGCCCCTTCAGCTCGAGCGCGAGCTGCGCGATGCACTCGGCGTAGGTGTGGCAACGGGGGTGGTGGGGGCATCCGCCGTGGACGCGCGCCCGCTTTAGCTCAGCCGCTTTCAGTTGAGCTCGGGTGAGGCGCCCCCCTTTCGTAAAGGGGGGTAGGGGGGTTTTATTGTTCTTTGTATTGTCTTGTATTGTATTGTTATGGCGAACAAACTTCGAACTGACTTCGAACTTTGTTCGAACATTCCGCTTCGTGTAAGTGTCGGCCCGTCTAGACATTGCGGGAAACGCAATCACGCCGCGTTTGACATACGAAATTTTTCGTACATGTCCGTTGCGAGTGCATTCACGCATCAATTCGTCAAATTTCTTTTCCGTGGTGCCCGCCGCTTCGACCAACACCGCCTTGTCGATCGGTTTTCCTAAGGAATCCAGCGACCAGCCCGGTTTCTTGGTGCCGTGCGCGGCGACGTAACACCACAGTCGCATCAACATGCCGAGGCCTTCGTTTCCAAACCGCGCGAGAATCGATCGAATGCGCGGATCATTGGGGGCGTCAGCGTCTAGTTGGAACCAGCGCATAGACTTAGGCGGTTTCGATTTCTTGAACCTCGGGAATTTCCGGCGCGCGGCCGAACTTCTCGAGACACCAACGTTTCAGAAGGACCAGTTCCTGGTAGTCGGCCATTAAGGCTTTAGCCTCACGCTCGATCAAGGCTTCAGCCTGGCCGTACGTGAAGAGTTCAAGTTGTGACCAGTTGCGACCGTCTTCCGTCGTCGGTTTCGCGAAGGGCAATCCGGCTTCCGTTTTGACTTTCAAGGCTTGCCGGCAGAGCGCCTGAACGCCGACCATCTGGCAGCGTTCCAATTCCTCGGATGAAATCACGCCACGATCAACAGCTTCGCTGGCGAACGCGCGGATCGGCAGGTTCCCGCCGAGTTCTCGAAACAGATCACGAAGCTTGAGAAGGAGCGTCGACCGGCGCTGCGGATTGGGAAACAATTCGTCGTGCATTGCGATTCGCCTCCGAGAAAGAGGTCAAGAGCTCGGTCGCCAGCGAAGCTAAGTGGGCAAGGTCCGCACGAAATTCGACGGTACGACAGAGCCGCGCCGCTTTTCGTAACTGCGCCTCGGCCTCGCTCAGAATCAGCAAGCCTGGGTCGACGGGTGGTGGGAGCGCCGCGGCGTTCGTCAAAGCGGTTTGTCGTTCATGGGGATCAGTCGATTGGGCGAGACGAAAGATCTCCTGTCGTGCTGTCCCTGATAAGGTCACGAGGTTTTCGAGAATGCTGATGGCCTTCTTCGGCGGGATGCCGTCCTGATCAAGAAGCGCCGCGACTGCACTTCGATCGCGTTCGGTCAATTGGTCGAGGAATGTTCCGGCTTCTAAGACCGCATGCTGAACCCACCCGCCGCGCTGCATGAAGGGATACCGCTCGGCCAGTTCGACGTGGCGCTCGACGCGTGCCCGTTCGCGCCTAGACACGCCCGTTTCCTCGGCGACCGTTTCCTGCGCGACAGGTTGACGCGGACGCCCTTCACCTTTGCGGCCACGTTTGGAGTTTTTGGGCAACGCGCCCGAAAACTCCGCCTGCGCCTTCGCTTTGAGGTCGGCCTCCGCCTGCCGGATCTGCGCGAGCCGTTGTTTGCTGTCGTCGTACGTATTGAGCGCCTGCCGTTGGCGATTCTCGTCGAATTCGATCGCACGTAATTGCTCGTCGGTTAAATCGTCGACGGCTCGCGCCGGAATCCTCCTCCAGCCCAAACGCCGACAGGCTTCGAGCCGCCGCTGCCCCGTGACTAATTGATTGCCATTGCGCAACAGGATCGGATGGATCAATCCATGTGTCGCAATGCTGCGCTCGAGTGATTGCAACGGGCCGACTTTGGAGCGTCGACGGACGCCGACCACCACCGAATCAATCGGCACGAGAAAGACAGCGGCGCTCGAAACTGGGCTTGCCATCAATTAGGCCGACGGCTGCGTGTCAACGGCCACCGCAGACTGGGTTTCCGATGCTTCGGGTGCCGCTGTCGGTTCAAGAGCCGCCAGGGCGCGGCGAAGAACTTCGACGTAATCGGCATCCGCCCGCGCAATCTTCTCGTTCCGGGCTTGCCATGCACGCTCCACACGGCGATTCAGTTCACGCACGATCGGAGTGCTCTTCACCAGACCACTGCTCTTCCGAGTCTCGATTGCTGTCGTCATTCAAACCTCCTCGTTTTGGCGACGGTTCTTAACTCGTCACGGACACGGTTCAATCGCCGCATGGCATCCTTGGAACCGCCGCGATCGGGGTGCAGGCGCGTCGCCAGCGCCTTGAATCCGATGTCGATCAATTCGAGCGCGAGGTCACGGTGTAACTGCATTTCTTCGGCGCGCGCTTGTCGCACTTCGACAAATTCGTCAATATCTACTTTCTTTGCGGCTTCAAATACCGGCTGCCAGTGAGCATGCAGCGGTCGCGCATTGGGTGTGACGATACTGCGCAGTGATGGTTGTGCAACGCGTTGCACAAGGTCAGGATCATCTGCGAGGCGTTGCGCCAGGCGCATGTAGTTGCCGGCCGTTGAACGACTCAACTCAAAATTCTTTGAGAGCCACTTTCCCCACTTGAAGGCGGCGACTTGTTCGCGCGCTTCAAGCAACATCTCACCGGCGCGGCGATAGTGCTCAATCCCGGCGTTATTGCCGGCAGAAAGTTCCTGTTGAATCAGGGGCACCAGGACAGGGAGTGGACGTGAAACCTGCGTCCTGGCTTTGACGGCGACGGCTGCTCTCATCGGCGTGTCTCCTTCTGTCGATCAGCGGTCGCCTGTTCCGCGAGGATCTGCCGCCGTTCGGTCTCGAGCGCGACGAGCCCTGACCAGGCCTTCTGCAGGTCCTGCCGTTTCACGGTCACGTCCTGCTGCGCGCGGCGGATGCGCCGGTCAATGTCCTCGAGCGCCCGCTCGAGCAGCGACCGCTCCCCGGTCAGGTGCCGCACGTCGTGCCGCAGGAGCTCGATCTCTTCGGCCGGCGTCAACGGCCGCGTCAAGGGCCCCTTCTCCGCCGGCGGGACGACGGCCAGGGGCCGGTCGAGCAGGCGGCGGGACATCGCCATGCGGCGCTTCACTCGAGGATCCATGCGCGCACCCTCAGAACGGCATCTCCGCGTCGAGCGGCACCGGCTCGGCCGGCGGCTCGTTCGCCGTATGGAACGCGACCACTTGCGCGCCGAAGCGGGTCTGTTTGGTGTCGATGCGAACCGGCGTGCGGTTCGCGTGATAGCCCTCAGCCAACGACGCAATCCATGAATTGATGGTCGTCACGACTTCGCCCGTGCTGAGCGTCAGGCTGTACCGCGTCACCTCCGGGTTTTTCGTCGGCGCCGCGTCAATCTTGGCGATCCGCACGAAGCCGGGCAGCAGATCGGGATCGTCCTGCGCCAGCGCCGCCTCGGGGGGCGCCGGGCCGATCGCCGACGCCGGGATTGCGGCGACTTCGGTTTCGTCGAGCAGGCCAAGGCCGCAGATCGCGAGCGTGACGCGCCGCTTGGCCTTGGTTTCCGCTTTCATCATGTTGTTCGCGCGGGCATCGCCTTTCAGCCCGCCGAGCGGGACGGCGCCGATGTTCTCGTCGGTGCGGCCCGTGGGCAGCGTCGCGCGCGCGGTGACGACGTAGATGTCTTCGACGAGCTCGCGGCCGACGATCGTGATGCTCACCTGGTGCAAGTGCCGAAGCTGCTCCGTGGCTTCGCGCCTGGCGTAGAGGATCTCGCGCCCGTTCAGGACGAGGTATTGAAAGGGCTGCGTGAGCGGATTCAGGCCGACTGACTCGCAGACCGCCCGGTAGTAACTCACCTTCTGCGAGGACGTGAGCTTTTGCAGATCGCCATGCAGGAGCACGCGTTCGACGGTCGTCGCATCGATGATCGGGGCCATCTCGGTCGGCATTGAGTTCTCCCTTCAGGCACCACGCCGGCGGCCGAACCCGAACGCCGGTTGCTGCCATTCCCCGCGGAGGTAGCGATCGACCAGGTCAGCGCGGTAGCGCGCGCGGCGGCCGAGGCGTGGCCGGAGTTCTTCGAGAAACGGCAACTTTCCGGCGCGCTTCAACGTCATGAACGTCGTCTTCGCCATCTGCAGCTTTTCGAGGATCTCGACGACGGTGTAGCAGCGGACCTCTGGCATCGGGTGCCTCCGCGTTCTCGCGCGTTCGATGGCGCTTGGTGGGATCAGGACCGAACCGGAGCCGCAGCGGGTCAACGTCCAGGGCACGGGCCAGGGCGACGACGGTCGCGAACACCGGCCGCGCGTTGCGGAAG